ACACACCAGACCACCACCCAATCCCATCACAAGCCTTTTTTTAGGTTTTTCAAACATATCAATCAATACCAGCTATTAATTTATCAAGTTCATCTTTGTTATCTTGAAGGGTTGTGATACCGATTTCTTTCATCGCATCCTTGTTACCTGATTTTTCAACAAGCCGTTGAAGTCCCGCATAATTCCATAGAGAGTACTCACCGACCTTGTTATCAGCAACTAAAAAACCCACTTTTTCTTCGTCCGTTAGGCCGCTAACGACCAAAACATCAAATTCCTCAACGCCAAGTAATTGTAACGCTTTGAATCTCGTGTTTCCCGCAAGTATCGTTCCTTCTTCATCAACAACAATAGGATTGATATATCCGTATTCTTGAATGCTTTTTGCAACAATTTTCGCAGATTTCGAATTTTTTCGAGGATTCAATGGGTGACAGTGTATGTCACCCACACTCACCCATTTAATTTCCTTCTGTATTTTCTTTATCGCCGACATATTTTATTTTCTCCCGAGTTTATAAATCTGTATCGCCCTTAAAAACTCATCGCGACTATTCATCTCATTTGTTAAGAACGCCCCTGAACAATAGTGGGTTGTCATCGTGCTATTATCTTCCGCTCCCCGCATGCTCACACACATATGTTCCGCTTCAATATAAACTGCGATGCCCAGTACCGTATCGCCGAATACGTTAACCAAATAATCATGAATCTGCCGTGTTAATTGCTCCTGTAATTGAGGCCGTTTGGCGAACCAGTGAACTATTCTGTTTAGTTTCGAAAGACCGATAACTTGGCCACTTTCTTTGCTGATATACGCCAAACTACAGAATCCTGTGAACGGAAGTAAATGATGTGAACACAATGAATTTACCTCGATCCCATGTTCAATTACCATACCTGAGTATCCTGAACTTGGGAATACCGCTAATTTCGGGGGTGCGGAATACGCACCTGACGTGATTTCGTTAACAAACATTTTCGCAACCCTGTACGGTGTTTTTATCATGTTAGGGTCATTCTTCCAATCATACCCCAAAGCCTCCAAGAACTTACCGTACGCCTCGGTGGCCCTTGCCAACATCTCGTTTCTATCATCATCGGAAAGAACGACGTTCCCTCCTGCCATTATTTTTTTCATATTTCGTGTTTTATCTCGTTTTTAACTAAGCATCTCTCTTATCTCCGAAGATTATTATATGTAAGCGGTCAGAGTAGAAGTAGCCCAAATCTATACATCTTTGTGCCAACCATTTCCTTTTCTCCGCTAACTTCTCCTCGGTATCACCCTCGGGCATCAGATAGACTATTACAGGCCAGAAGGGGTCCAGTTTAGATACCTCCTTCTTAATTTTCCGAACTTGTCTCTCGACTTCCTTTATATCATCCTCCGAGGATACCACGTATTTCAACTGGGAAAATTTCGATTCCATGATCCACGACACTATAGCGGGGATGTTCTCCCTCGTTTTCGCGTGTTTCTCCGCGAATTCGCCCGAACTCGGAACGGAACTCTTCAATTTAGGTGAGATCGATACGACGTCCACGTACGTCTCTCCATCAAGTATATCACCTCTCGCGATGGTTCCGTTCGTTTCCATGCTTATGCTTAACCCATGAGCCCGACCTATCGCGATCAACGATTTCAACAATTCGGGATGAAGGGTCGGTTCTCCCCCGGTGATAAGCATGCATTTTATCTGAGGGTTCATGATTATGATATCGACGACATCGTTCAATGAATATTTACCCTTTTCCGGGTTCCACGAGCTGTAGGCCGTGTCGCATATACTCCCTTTAAAAGTGCATCTCAAGTTGCACCCGGATGTTCTTATAAGAATATGGGGAACTCCTACCTTCATACCCTCTCCCTGTATACAGGTGTGCAAATCAATAATCGGTTGAATTTCTGAATAATCCATTTTTAACATAAATAAGCGTTATACAATTCTATAAACTCAGCGAGATCCAGTTCTGAGAATCTCCGTTCTTTCGCAATCTCTTTAATAAGGTCAAGTTGATTTTCATAAAGCTCGTCCGCCATCTCACCATACCCGCTCACCCTTAAATCAATCACAGGTAATGAAAGTTCAAATGCCAGACTTTCATCAAACCCATAGTGATCAACGAGATCATTTAATTCCTTTTTCGTTATCATAATTTCACCTGTAGTTCAACCTTTGGGTTCACGAATTTAATCCCCCGAAAAAGTTTATGATAAATCTCAGTTTTTGCCAACGAAGGGCTAACTTCTATTTCTTCGGGATACATTTCCAAGTATCTATCATAATCATTTCGATCTGATTCGGCGTAACCAGTGTCCGTTTCATGAACTCTCACTGATTGCACAACCACGTTACCCTCGCCATTGTTAAATTCTGTTTTTTCTAATATCGATTCAAAGCAAGCGAAAAACATGGATGAAAGTAATTCGGCGGAGGGATTACAGGGTAAAATTATCCACCTATCATTCATAGCCTGTATGAAATTTTTATAAACCTCGTTATCTTTCGCCCATAATAAATGAGTGTGATCGAATAGATCAACTACCTCCTTAAAATTACTAAGAAGACCGAAATCGACGACCATCCCTGCATTATCCAAACGATCCGAGGTCAAAAATAACTCAACCTTATAGCTGTGGCCGTGAATTGAATGTGAACATCTGTCCGATGTGCAATTTCTCACAATATGACTTCCCTCAAACTTAAACAATTTTCTAATTATCATACTATCAATATTTTTAAATCAACACCATAAAGATACACAATGTTTATCAGATAAACAAATCTTCAACCAACAATTCTACGTCTATATAGCGTAATGGTATACTTTCTCCTTTCGGTGTTGTAACGATTATTTTTTCCCAATTGGGATTGTTCTCCTTCACAACACACACTTCACCCTGATACCTTACCTTTCTCCCTGATTTAAATGCGTAAAATCTATCATATATCACCGGACTGTTTTTTAAAGGATCATATTTCAAACTCGGCATCCCGTACGGCTGAAGGAACACATCCTTCAACATGCGATGGTATTCTTGACTATCCTTGAAAATACTACGCAGTTGGTATTGATGCGAGATTTTCATTATCTTAACCTTTTTCTTCTCGCAAATATCATTACACATTTTAATAAAACAAGGTTCCTCGTACACCAAGGCCCTGAATAAATATGAGAAATATTCCAACTCCAATTGTTCAAAATATTCCCTTACCGTTAATTTTCCGTTCTGAGGTATCATATATCGTTTTATCTAGGTTATTTAAATAAAAATTCAAAGGATCCTGCATATCGATCAGAACTCGTTGTAAATATTGCATCGTCATATTTCCGGGATCAACATCTTTATCCTTTATCCGACAAACTTTCACATTAAAAAATTTACTCAAATGAAGTGCTGTTTCCTTGCTTTCCCTTAAAGCGTCCTCATCGTACATTAAGATCACCGTTTTGACGTTCGTTTTTCTTAATTGATTCAATTGACCCGGACTTATCTTCTTGCCAAATGTGAAGCAACATGCGATTTCTTGGTTAAATCCCAGGTTAATCAGATAATCAACGTTCACCTTATCAAACAAACCCTCGACCAATATCACCGTTTCTGTTTCCGGTCCGATAAAATTGTACCCACCCAGAATGTGAGAAAAACCATCCTGACTGTTCATGTATCGTAAAACCATTTTACCAATACCTTCCTTGAACAACGTTCTATTATTATCATGCCACGTTTTATTGTATCGTGACCTTGCCAGCCACGCGACAACCCTATCTCCTTCCTTAATCTTGAAGATAATGTAATTATGCTTAGCTAACGTCTCCTCCAAAACTGATTTAGTATATGATGGTTCAAATTCTTCATAATGCTCTTTTAAAAAATGCCTACTCTCCAGATACGGATCGTTGACCAAAGGTTTCAACCCAATGGGGAGTCTTGTGTTTGATTGAACATTCTCTTCAATATCATCCTCCTCTTTGATTAAAGGTGTTAATTTAGTATTTTTTTTCGACATTTGGTAATCATTTCTTATCAAATCTTTTCGGTCCATTTTGATAAGATAATTACGAATACTTGTTTTTGTTCCGCATTTAAAACAATGGAATACCGCTGAATGCCCATCGTCCGTGAAAATTAACGCATTCTTTCCATCTTTTCCGCAAAACGGACACGGTTCTTTTGAACTTAGCCAACCTTTTTGACCGAAGGGTTTGAGGTTTAACTCGGCGATTATCTCATCCTTATCAATAATCATCACATAACCCTCCCTTTCTGTTCGTTTGAATTAGATCTTATTCGTTTTCTCCCACCACCGTGTGTGTGCGTAATTTTTAAATCATAGAATTCCTCCAGGGTTCTCTTTCTATCATAGAACCGCCCTGCGTTGTAATTCGTTGCCACTTTAAAAACAGGATCGATATTTTCATAATCACGAACCTTATCCTTGAAAATCCTACAAGTTTTATGCTTTACCTCTTCCAATGTTTGATTGATGGAAAATACCCAACTAAAGGGTTGAACAACGGTTCTATCACCTTCCGCGTAACTTCGATCTATAACTTTTTCTTCGTCATTCCAAACCTCAAAAGGAACATCACCTGTCTGAATCGCGGTTACACAGGACATACTGAATTCCTCACACATATTTTTCAATCTTTTTCCACACTCCTGAAACTTATATTTTGGTCGGGGGTCATTATCAAAACTCGGTATACCCGTTCTTATCAGGTTAAATGAATCTATGATTAAAATCCTAGGAAACTTACCCACCAATTTCTTATATTCGAGGCATATCGTCCTCACATCAAGAATGGTCGCATCACCAAATTTCTTGAAACTGTAAATTTTAATATCATTCGCATAGGATTCTATATCCTTCAATGTCTTATGTAAATCATCAAGCTCATCCTGGGTGAAATTATCCTCCTTCAAATCGGTATACGTCTTAAAGGTCCACATCTGGGAATATTTCATATGTATTTTCTCTTTCGCCTCCTCACATTGAATATGAAGAACATCTGCCCCGGTAAGCGCGGATGTTAACCCCCTCCATCGTAACACTGTTGACTTTCCCACCCCGGATCTGGCCAACCATAACTCAGTGTCGCCCACATCAATTCCCCCGTATTTATCATCAAGTGCGTCTATTCCGAATGCAACAGGAGGTTGCTGTTCCGTTTTTTCGGCCCAATCTTTCCGACATTTATCAAAATCGCTAAACACCCCTAGAAACATCTCCGACTGAGCCCTTAATGAAAATTCCAAAATCCTCGTACTTTCCTCCTTGCTCAACCTCATCGCCTCTTCTTTTTTTCCTTCACCATAAAGATCAACGATGGCCTTGTTAAGGAGAAGAAATTCACTGTCACGAATATAGCTTTCAAGTTGATTTAAAAGGACTTCGTCATCAACAATTTGAGATTCCTTTATCTGATCAACCGCGAGTTGAACAGACTCTATGTCACTATATTTTTGAGAGATAACCCCCAGTGAAGGTATTTTATCATATTGGTGAAACTGTTCTTTCGCATCCTTCAAAATAAATTTATACCCCACTTCCTCTTTAGGAATAAATTTAAAATCAAGGTGTCTGTCAACAATAAACATCATTTCCTTGCTTAGAAACATTTTCCGAAACAGTTCACCTAAAAAATTTGCGTTTATTTTTTCCATATCAATCCAAATCAACAAAATCAATCATTACCTGTACGTTGTTTTCCCTCAAATCTTGTATTGCCATGAACGATGACATGCATATATCATCATGTCCACAAACTGATTCAAGAGTCCCTTTCTTTGAGTTAAACGCGATTGAATTAAATTCACCAAACATCGTATCAACCAACTTTCGTGTGTTTTCATCTCCGTAAGGCACCCTCAAACGTGCACTTTCAAAAAACGCTGATAGTGAGGGTAGACCTGATTTCAGATCTTTTTTATTCCCTTCAGTTGTGATAAATTCCTCGACATTAACCAACCCCCTCTCCTTCGCCATACCCGCAAGAATTCTTTGAAATCCATTCGATTCACACACGGATTTGTTCGGTTTATATCTCGCGTTAAATTCAATAAGTTTATTCACTTGAAGATCATGACTCGCACCCTGTTCTCTAAATATATTTATAAGATATATCAATCCGTGCGCATCCATACCCCATACAGTGTATACTGTATAATCGGCACCCACATTACCCGATATCGCAAAATCACACCCCACGACAACCCTGACTAACTTTATGGGGTAACTTTCTATATCATTTGCGAAACTGATATGTTCCATCCCACGTATCGATCGTTTCAGAAATTCATACGGGAAAATCGTTGACGTATCCGCGATCGGCACAACTAGATATTCTCGGTTGAAAACTAACGTTCCAAGTGATTTCCGTTCCTCCGTTAACCTTTTAAACGTAAGACGATCAGGTGCTAACAGTTGACCATTTGGGAAAACCGCCGGGTATTCAAATACCTTGAATCGGCCATCTTTTTTTAAATCCCCGTAAATATCCGTTGCCGAATATGGTGTGTTATGTGATATTATCCCATTCGAAATAAACCGATGAGAAATTGGGATTCTGAAATCAACAGTGTAGGACTCACTCTCAATTATCAATTTTATCGGTGCGAAATGATACCTCAAATTTATATTGCCCAAAATAATCTGAACATCAGGATCATTTTGGGGTAAAGATAAAATCCATTTTTTTATCGGCCCGTTCATTCTTTTAAAAGAATGAACTTTCGTATAAAAATCCCCCGATCTCATACCGTAAAATTTCATCTTATCATTACCCAACGGATATTTTGAGCGAATCTTCCTTAATATCACTGATTGAAACGGTATTCCTTTATCAACACAGGAGGATTCTTTCTTGGTTTCTCGCGGAACCTTCCCTTTTCCTGAATAAGTGAACCCGATTTTCTCCATGAATAGTTTCACGCTCGAATTTTTACTTATAACCAAATTATATCCTGTTCTATTTGATTTAACCAATTCAGTTGATTGGCATTTTTTCTTTTCAATACGTGAATCGATCCCCATGTTAAGAAGAAGTATTTGAATCTGCTGGATTAAACGAAAGCTCGTTGAAAAATAACTTACATTTATTCCTTTATCTGAACGATGTCTGTGATAGCAACACCCATCGCCATCAAAACACCCTCGAAGAAACCATATAACATCCTCCTCGGACGCACTCATGATTTTATCAGGAATTGTCTTGGTATGCGAATACATCCCCTTTCGATACCCTAAACTCAACCACATGGAGATTTTCTCCTTACTATTAAAAAACATCCCTATGTGATTTTTCTTAGGGTGATACCCTCTCTCATTAATCAGAAAATTTCTTATGCCGGGATTCTTTTTTGTTATTATAACCCTATTTCCATAACCGCTTAAATCCAACGTACCGTCCGCTATACAAAGTCCAATTTCATAAAGCTCCTCCCCTTCTATACCAAGAGAACGACCCCAAATATTTGACCCCATCTTAAACGCGACAAAATCTCCTTCATACAAATCTTTCGCGTTAACCCATTCGAATAAGCCCGTTTCCGAATTACATCTAAGTAAAGGATGAATGAAACTTGTTTCAATCTCCAATCCGTTTGAAAGGGTTATGATTTTTGTGGGGGTTTTTCCGTTTACGTAATAGTCTGTCGCGTTAACAAATCCCTCACCATCATGAATGTTCATATCAAGAGGGAAAAACCCCTTCTCTCTTTCAATATTAACAGGAGATAATTTGCCAATTTCAGTTAAACCGTTTTCGGTAAACACGTACGTATCTGGTCTCACACAACCGAGTACACATAAATAGCCGAACGGTTCCACGATCGGTGTGATTGACCCGTAAAAAACTTCATGTAACTTCTCTCTTTGCTCTTGTGAATAAAGGGAACTTTCATCAGGTAAATCGTCACACACCACCGCCCCAACATGAAGACCACGAATCATTGAATCCTTCGATCTTAAATGTAGGATCGAGTCGGTTTCAGTTGTGATTGACGTTGCGGCTAACTTAGCTTTTCCGTTGCGATTCAATTTCTCCCGAAGAATATCATTTTGCTCTATCTCGGAAATAATCATCGCGATGTGTTTCTTGCCGAGTGTTTCATTATTCGTAATCATACACGTTTCCTTACGATTCTTATTGTCGATACTATCCCTAAGAAACGTGGTTGGTCGGTCATAAGAATATAACCTCCATAAAATGAATGCAAAACACCCCTCGTAACTATTATGTACAACAGTCCCATCTTTCAAGAGAAAAAGGTGATCTCCGTCACAAGAAAAACCAACATAATCGCCATCACCGATACATTCAACCTTGAGAGAGGTTGATAAATTATCCTGCACCGTGATTTTTGAAGGTATCTTCTTTCTTTCTATTTTCACAGGAATTTCATCAACATCTCCCGAAATTGTTATCCTGTAATGAGTATAATCATGAAGGATGTTTTCACCCTTTAATGTTTTCACCTTTACATCTGCCGTCCGAGTTATAATCGAATTACATCTGAATCCCAATGATTGAGCAAGTCTTTGCGTTTGCTCTATTAAATTCCTGTCCTTAAATCCAATTTCAAAAGCATATTTACTTCGAGGATTTCCTTTTTTATACTGGGATGAACCGTCAGTATCAATTAACCCGGCTAAAAGTTTCAACCGTTGTTCCCTTGATCCAAGAAGATAAATTTCAGGTATATGCTTATTACCAAGAACCCCTAAATCTTTAAGAGCGGTTTTTAGGCGGTTTTTGAATAACCTTTCTTTTTCAATAATTCGATATGAATATTTATTTGAATTATGTTTTGACAAAATAAAACCGTTTTTCTCACAAAATTCATTTAAATATTCAATTATTTCATGATCAATAGTTGTCACTACGGGTTCCGTGTATAAACCATCACCCAACCACAACCCCAATAAATACGGATCAACAGGAAGGTCTTTTTCAGGAAGGTCCCACCCCTTCGTTCTATACCCCATTATTTTTCTCTGAGTGTACCCTGGCATAGAGGGGATCTCCTCAACGGGAATATTAAAGGTTTTCCAGCGCATATCTTTCCCAATACGTTTTTCATATCGAGATGGAACCTTCTTTTTGCAACAAACAATATGACCCTCGTTTACAACGTAATCAATACCCCATGTTTGTTTCACTTTCCACATTCTCGACCTACCTTTGTGTAAAGATAAAACGGTTCTTGGTTTTGAATCGGGTCCCATAACTTGATCTCCGATCGAAACATCCTTTATCTTGCGAATCGTTCCATCAGCCATCACTATTTCTGTCTCGGGGGATAAACACTTTCCCGATGAGCGGCTCGCTAAAATACAGTTATACAAATATAACTGGAATAGGTTACCCCATTCAAGGTTTCTCCATCCCTGTCGAAACGTTGGAAGACAAACAGTTTTAAAATAATTATAACTCTGCTTGCGCAACGAGAGATCCATGCTCTTCTCCACGTTAGCGAGATATTCTAGTTTTTCCATATCAAGAGTTCTATCCATGTGGGTAACGATACATGTTTGTTCTCTCATCACGGATAGAAGCCGATCCAGATCATTTTCATAACCTGAAAGTAACTCTTGGATCGCCTTCGGTGGTAAACTCGATATTATCTCCCTGACGTAGTTATCTATATAGCTTTCCTGTACGGGAGATAATAACATCATGATGGTATTTGAAATTTAAATTGTTCCCTGAAAGATCCCTCACCGTTTGATTGGGATGCTACACCTTCTCCTCTCAATTTTTTGATATACGTGATAAAAAGCTGTGCGTTCGATCTTGTATCATAAATCGCCCTGTGAGCTCCCACCAAGGCTATATCGTTATTACTACAACATGTCGCAAGCTTATAATCCTGCTGTTCAAGAGATGAGTAATAAGCTAATTTCTGCGTGTCCTCAACCCATTTCACATATTTCCACACATCATCACCGTAATATTTGAATAATTCGATCGTGAAAGGGTGGTCAAACCCCGTGAAATTATGTCCACATACAATCGCTCCCTGACGCGGATTCTTATATTTCACATACAAATCTTTTATCTCCTTGTAAATGATTTTCGGATCTTTTCCTTGTTCGTCCAACATATCAAGTGTGAGGCCGTTCACCTCCAGCGCTTTAGGTGCGTAGACAAGACCATCTTTGTAATGAGGCTTAAATAACGATTGGTACTCTTCAATCACCTCCAACTTTTCCATATCAACGACAACGCATGCCACCTCGCATAACGCTATATCAATGAACGGTTGATGGTCTTTATCGGGTAATCCCCCGGTCTCATAATCTTGAACGATTACATATTTTACACTACTTTTCGCCATTTTCTTTCAATAAATTATACGTTTTTATTCTTGGATCTTTTTTTGAGATCACCTTTTCAATCTTATTTCCTCCCAAATACTTAGGTAGGCGACCCCTGTTGCAATACGCTTTCACATCGTGAATAGTGAATTCCTTCGCTACACCCGACCCTTCCGTGGAAACGGGGGTTTTCATTTTATTCTCATTTAACCAATCTCTCAATGTTGAAAGAGTAACTCCCTCCAAAACAAACTTATTATCCATTCTTTCTTCTTACTATTAAATCAAAATCATCATCGCGGTCGTGTTCATCCGTATACGATAATACGGTGTTGTAAATTAACGGTCGACTCGTGACGTCTAAACTCCCTCCGTTCAACAATATGGCCGGATTCCCATTTTCATCCTCGGTTTTCTCCCACGAGAAAATCTCAGATACCTTGATGCAGGTATAATTAAAATCTCTAAACAAAAGAGCCGTCCCTTTAGTTGACACCGAAACCCCACCCACTAATTTTTTAGTGGGTATATTTAACGATAACCTCGTTAATTTCTCTTCAATATCCTTATCACTCACTGTCTTGTACTTCCTAAAAACATGGAAAACTTCTTCTTTTCCACATTTTTTAAGAATTTCCAGCAATAACATGATTATTCTGATATCACTATTGGATATCGGATTGATATATCGATCACCGAACATTTCGCGGTGGAGATCCGTCATATTCTTGATAACTTCCTCATTCATGATGTAAAAATACGATTTTAAATTCAATAAACAAAGTTTATTCCTTTTTTCTTTTTAAAAAAGCCTCACGTGATCTGAAATCATGGGTGTAATGACAATCAATGCACCATAACTTGATATTATCCTCGTTCAATCTTTCCTCCGTGTGAGCACCCTTACCCTTCACATGTGCAAAAAATTGTACTCGAGGTTCTTCTCCTAGATAACAACCACAATGTTCGCAATAATGAGGCCTCAATTTCCATATTTTAAGAAACAAATCCTTCTCACCCGTTGCTTTACGGGGTTTTCGTTTTATGGGGGCGGGTTTCAACCGTCCGGGTGTGAATGATGATGGTGCGCTCACGCGGCCTAATCTCTCCCTGTTACAATAATCGCATAACCCGTACTTCTTATTCACTATATAGGTCTCCCTCCCGCATTTATGACAAACACCTCTACTCTTTAGCATATATTTCGTTCCAATTACAAGTTATGGTTGACAATCCCTCACCAATCATTCCACCAAAAGTAATTTCAATCTGATTTAATATATACTCCTCCATGTTAACAACAATGTTTTTTATATTTACAATTCTTACAAAACGGGTTTGCCTCATCGTAAAGAACACCCCCGAAATCCAAACAATTCAAATACCCCCGTGATGTGTTCCAATACATTTTACGCTGTTTGTTTTTATAATCCTCCGACAGCTTCAACGAATAACTTTCTCTAAGAGGGTTTTTTATCGTTTTGGACTCCTTGTATTGCTGGAGGTAATATATTTGCTCCTCCGTCCTTTCATTATAGCGTAAATACATTTTTTCACTATAAATCCAATTCAATTCGATGTGGCGTCGTGTTAGGAGACCCTCATAGCACCAAAAAGCGTACACGGAATAATTCCATATAAAACTATCACCGCTGCTAATGGGTATCAACTTTGTGAACTTCGAGAGCATCCTTAGATTTCTCGAAGTTCTGGGTAAACGATATTCGGGTTGCAAGTACTTTCTTTGGTATAAATACTCAAAAACGCGAATTATCTTATATACAGGAACCATCACCTATTTTTTGAACCGACCTAATTCGGCTCTCAGAGATTCAATGTTCGTACAAGGATCGTTAGATTCAAGACCCCTCACTTTCAAATAGGCCTCGTATGCTTCAGGAAAATTATCCTTCAATGAATTTTCTGTTGTTATCCCTGATAGTGCGCAATCGATCTGATTTTTTAGACTAGAAATCTTATGGGTTAACCGAGCCCATGTTAAAACAAGCTCGAACACTTTGTTTAAAACAGCCTCATCTTTCGCTATAAGACTGATGATATTTGCTTTTGATTTTCTCTCAAAATCATACCTGTATGGTATGTCAGAAAAGTCAATCGATTCGACATACAGCCCCTCGATTTTTTTACGTTCAGGTAATCTCGACCAATCACCTTTAATATTGAAAAAATCACGAGGACCGTACCATTCCGACTCTTTCTGAATTAAACCGGGATATTTTTCATGAAACTTAATCACCTCGTCGGGAACTTTACCTTGTATAAAAGACGAAATCTCATCTTTTATGTTTTTACGAACTTCGTTCACTTCTTTCCACGTCGGTGCAAGAAGTTTGTTCCTGATAGCCTCTCTCTCGGCATTATTTAATCTTTTCACTGCCATAATTAATTGGTATTGGTATTAATTTTAACAGGATAAAGATACACAATGTTTATCTATTTGCCAACAATAAAAGGAGGAAAATTCCTCCTTTTATATCTTTTAATTCCACTCAACATTTAATTGCCAACTCTCATCGGTTTCTTTCTTCACACTCTCAAACCAATACAATTTATTCTCCATCGGTTTTGCCACATCCCTATAATCTTTCATCACATTATCGGTATCTATCTGCCTGCACACCCATATACCGATAGATCCGTTGGGAGGTATCGCCCCTATATTAAGTTTATTCTCGGAATCAGTCGTTTGAAAATCTCCGACAAAAGGTTTTGAATAGATATCCGGGATTCTTTCCATGACGGGTCTCCCCTCCTTATCAACATTCATGGCAACGGGAGCGATCAGGAGAGTTCCTTGATTTAATTCACCCGCTGTTGTCATATATAATGTCACATCCGTCGCCTCCTGATCCGAATCATTAACGAGGACGAGGGCCCGGTATTCAGTTTTAGCTTTCGATGCCCCGTACACGGAGATTTCACCGAATAAATTATCAAACTCATCATTTCTCACGGTTAACTCTGATATATAACCGCCGATCGATCCACTCGGTCTATTAGGCCCTTGACCCGAATTCAAACTCGTTGTATAACACAATTTCATTTTTCTTCTCTTAAATGGTCCAATACTTACGCAACGTATCCTGATCACTAACCGTGATCACTCCGTTATTATTAACAACTTTTGCTAAAAGGAATTCGATATCCTGAACATACGCTGGAGGGCCGCTATTAACCGATTCAGTCAATAACTTCGACGCGTTATATCTATCATATGAATACAACCCCTCTTTCTGCTCGTCCGAGAAATTAGTACCGATGGGTAATGTACCGAGAACAACCATTTTTAGATTCTGCTCGGCAACCAAACTATTATATGAATTAATAATCGCGGAAGTTCCGTTCACGACATCAACAACTTCGTATATGCCGTTATTCAAAGGATCTGACCCGTCTTCTTTCTCAAACTTAATACTGATCGGTGCTTGACTTCCCTGCCCTCTTAGAACGTTTAAGAAATCAGTGTTTAACCCGTTCAAATTTCCGTTCACATCGACCGATACGTACCCATCCTCCCAGTGAACGATATCATACGCTAGAAAGACATAATAAGGTATCCCGTTATTGGGAACTTCTAGATATCGTATTTCGGGCACTGTAATTAATTGTTTGTTCTTCGTAACGATATACCCGGGAGCTATTTTAATCGTGCCGGGATTCGAATCAGCCGTCACTCTTAGCTCTGTTGAGCTCGATCCCCCAGTTGATGATACTATTCCCCATGATTTCGTTATCCCCATCAACAGGGTCTTGCAGAAACCCAGTTCGGAGAGAAACTCCTGACTTTTTTGTAGCTCCTCTTTTGAAAGAAACGTTCTTCTGTTATAATTTAATTTACTCATACATTATTTCATTTTTAATCAACCAAAATTAAATTCCAGCCCTTTGCAAGTACATCGGCTCTCTTTGAACCACCTTCCCTCAGATAGATATCATCATTTGAATAATAATACTTACCGCTGGTTGTCGGGTTTAAATAATTCAGGAAGGCATTATAATTACCGGTATACTGGGTAACAATATAAGAATTCTCCGCGTGAATTTCCTTGTATGAAGGTGTCTCCGATGAAACCACCATATCGGTAGCAGATGAACACCCTGCAAAATTCAAATATTCTATTTTTGTCGAGGAGAAAACTTCCACTCTCTCCAATTGTTTACAATTCTCGACAGACATCCATCTTAAATTAGCACAGTATTTTACCGTACCGCTAATAGATTTTTGAACCTCCGTTCGAACCGCGGTTGAGCCACCGATATCAATCACTTCGAGTCCTTCCATGTAATATAGAGGGAGCGATCCGTTGTATGTATCCGAAGACCTAAATTGGGTTAGGTTTCTTAAATACAATTCCTTCATTTTACTTGATTGCATCATGGATGCGTAAACCCATGGCCCAAGTATATTCGTTGAATCAGACAAATCAAGATATTCAAGATTTGTACTGATTAAGATAATCAGATTCTTTAATGATTTATTCTTACTCAAATCCAATTTAACAAGGGATGGTGTTATAACCCGGAATTCCGTTATTGATGTGTTTGATGATAACCAAACCTGAACCTTCGTGATCGCATTCCACCAACTCGTGTCGCCGAAAACAAGATCCGGGTTATCGTTCAAATTAACACTTATCAAATTCGAATTATTCGTCAGATCAATGAATTTCAACTGATTATTGCTCGCGTTAAAATCTTCTAGTTTATTACCCGCCGCCAACGCTTTTCCAAATGTTATCGAAGGTTGACCTGATGATTGATTTTTCCCCAATTGATTGTACGAGCAATTGAATTTTCTCACATAATCAATGGTAGATAAATCCAACGTTGTTAATTCGTTGTATGAACAATTAACAACTTCAAGTTTAGGAAAGCGAAGTGCACCAACGTTTTTATAGTAATTGATCAACCGCTGAACATCACTATCGGAAAAGTATCTATCAGTTATGATAACATCCTGCGCTCTTCCTTTAAACAACTTCCACCCTGATTGATACCCCCGGCCAAATGATATATGCTCGGTTCTGGTAAGTCCAAGTAATCCATCATACGATAACGTGTCGCCTCCGGGTGTTGTTGATGCCGTGTATTTAACACCGTCAACATATATCTCGGTTAACCATGGACCACCATTCCACTTAAATCTGAACATGACATGTTGCCATCGATTAGGAGTTAGCTGGATCGCTTGACAGGTTTGACGCCCCGATCTCGTATAAAGGTCGACCGTTAATTTATTTTGGAACGTATTTTGCCCCCATCCAATCGCCCATCCAAATTGTCCTGTATTTAACCCGAAAAACACACCACCACATAACCCCTGATAAGAAGTGACATCAGTTGGATAAATCATGAAACTACCCGAAACTTCTGACGTTACATTCGAACTCATTGTTAAAGGTAACTCAGCGTAAGTGCTTCCCATTTGGAGAGCGGATCTACCTTCTTCGTAACCTTCGACATAGCGCGGCTGCCCGACAATTGATGAAAATTCGAGTAAACTCTTATTCATTTTATTCATGTTTCCGTTAAGCAGATACGCTATGTGGATCGGGGTGGTCATTGAATTAACCACATCCTCGACATTCTCCGCCGTTGAACCACCCTCCGGCGTGAATGTTAGATTGGTGAGATTGTTATTATCACAATTCAATGTCGTTAAATTCACCGTGTTCGTTAGATTCAATGTAGTCAGTAGGTTTTCACTGATATTTAATACCTGCAATGACTCACCTATTGCGTTTGGATCAAACGAGGTCAATAAGTTCTGATTCAGGTTCAAATTCACGATATTTTTACATCCCGTATAATTAAATGTGTGAATTTGATTGTTATATAGATAAACGAATTTCAACGCGTTATCCGTCGATATATTAACCGTCTCCAAGGCATTATTATACCCGTTTAAGGTTTCAAGTACAGGGTTGTTCGAAACATCCAGTGTTTCCATCAACGCATTATTCGTCGCGGTTGCCGTTTTTAAAACAGGGCAATCATGTAACTCGACAAATTTAAGCTGAGGTTTATTACTGATGGTAAACTGGGTGAAGTTATTATAACTAGCATCAACATTGACAAGATTATTACTTGTCACAATACTTGCAGCCGAACTATCCGTCAGTAAATTGTGTGAACAGTTCAATCCCCGTACGCCGGGGTGGGAACTGAGGTTAAGTGATGTTAATTGATTATTATCAACATCAATATTCTTCAACTCAGTGTTATTCGTTAATGTTATCGATGTCAATTGATTGTTGGATAAACTCAAATTCGCAAGTTTCGTACAATACGGGGCTGAGAACGTTGTTAATCTATTGTTATCCATCGATAGAGTTGCGAGGTTGCTGTTTGTACTCAAATCGATCATGGTTGAAATCGATGTATTATCAGTTCTTAAACTCTGTAATTTACCGTCATTCAGAACATTCACGCTCGTCAAAATCGAGTTATCACCACAATCAGCTGTCAATAAACTACCGCACCCGGATATATCAACTGAGGGTAATTTCGAGTTATTCGTCACATTTGCCACCGTCATCGCCGGACACTTACTCGCTGTCAACGTCGTTAGAAGATCCATCCCCGTGACTGTTAACGAGGTCATCACGGGCATATCGGCTATTAATAGAGTGGTAAGTTTCGGGTAACCCGCCCCCGTGAAATTACCCGTGGAGAGGTTATTCTTTCCTATATTCAAATCGACTAAGATGTTCGATGATGGGATTGTGAACGTGGTTAATTTATTATTATATACCGTGATCAATTTCAGACTCGTTGCGTTACCCAAGTTCAAAGATGTCATTTGATTATTATCGGCATTCATGTTGATAAGCGCAACATTCGCGGCAACGTTAAGAGAAGTCAACTTGTTATCGTTCAAAAGTAAGTTTTTTAACGATACGAGGTTACTCAAATCAAGCGACGAAAAGTTATTTCTCCCCAAATCCAAGTAATTCACATTCGGATTCGCGGTTAGGGATAGATTGGATAATTTATTATTCTTCAATGAAATCGATGTTACCTTTGTTAACGATGATATATCTATCTGGGTTAACAAATTATTATCCATGTTAAGAACATCGATATTCGGCATATTAGTAAAACTGACCGATATAATTTCGTTATCGGGTACGTTCAATGTCGTTATATCCCCGTCATTGATCACGATAACGTGTTGGGCCTGATTATCAGTATACCGATGTGTTAGAACGTCGGTTGTCGTCACACCATCCCCCCAATCAACAACCAACTTCCCATCATACTGAGTTCCCTCGAAAGAAAACGCACGTTTTGACGTGACAAAATTCATCAACGATTTTTTGAACACGACGTTTGCGACTATGTTTTTGCTCATCGAAACCAGATATTGATTCGAAACTGGCTTCATCTCCCCGTCTATCTCTACTGAATCTATCTGATAACCAACACTAGGCGTGATTCTGATAGTCGCGATATCCCCGGCCCTGTACGTCCCGGCACCCACAACAACTCCCCCGGCTGTTGGAACCCAGTTAACTGTGAGAACGAAGAACATAATATCAACACCTGTTAAATAAGTTGGTAACAGAACGTTATTCTTGTAACTTAAAAGGTATTGCTCCGTGAAGTTCTTAATATATGATTCCTCTCTCCCGGAATTATTATAAAAGTAAGTCGCTATCGGTAATATCGAACTCAAGTATCCCCGCTCGATCGATAATTGTAGCGGTTTTACCTTGATATCTCGTATTAGAAGGGCCTTATCGCCGCTCTGATATGTTTGTGTTATAACGGGCGTGAAATATCGCATATCCTTGTGGGATAACAAGGGTGTCCCGTTTAGGAAGTTAAGCTTCACATTCGGATTCGGATATTCATCGGCCCTTAATATAACTGCACGAAACCAATATTCAACACCGATCTGGTTTATCACTCGCGGGGTGTCCTTGTCGTAAAATGAATTCTGAGGCTGCCCGGTCTGCGCGTTGGAAAAATCCAAGGGTGAGAGATTCTCATCATAACCCTTCACACCGAAATTCAAGTGATCGGGCGCGGTTGCCTCGCCGGAAAGGGCGATCACCCTGAAATAAATCTCATAGGGTATGGAAGGCGAGATCTTCAACAATTTTTCCTTGTCAACAGGTGCTTCAATACCGTTCGTCCCGGCAGATGTTGCCAACCTCAACCATTCATAGAGTCCGTGTTGAAAAACATCAACTGAACCAACGACAGGATACTTCGATATATCCTTAATCGATTCAGTGTATTCATACGCTTTCATCGCGTTAACGATCTGCTCTGTTCCGATCCACATAGGCGAGGAGAAATCGCAACACCAACCCAGATCCTGTCTCACCAAGTTAAAAAACATGAATTCCTCTTCCGGGTTATAATTAATCAGTCTCAAAAATTCTCCATTCACCGCCCCTTCCGTGTCTATAATATTACGAGTTCCCCTTTTTCGAAATTCATCTATGTAATGCGAGAAGAGATAATTTCTCTGTAATTGGGTTTCCTCCCCGGAAAGCGCCAACCCCCTTCCTTCCAGAAATAGATTGAACAGAATGTTGTTTCCCGGTATGTCCTCAAACTGTCGTGCCATGTAAACGATCAGGGCGAAAAAATGAGTTATCGATAACCAATAATCGATAAAATCCTTGCTATTCTCCGTGTAATCTCTTTGCACGTATTTAGGAAGTATCCCCAATTCATATAATTTTTCGAGCACGTTAAACGCCCAGCCCAGAACATTGATATCATTAACATCGAAAAATTGCTTGAAATCTGTTTTCGAATATATCGTATCATCACCTTGACGAACCTCACCTTCAAGCTGAACCCAGTTAAAGTAGAGCTCTCCGTTCTGTCCTTCATGTTCATATGTATATTCGAATAAAAATGATTCCTTTTCCTTGATCGGAACGTTCTGCAAGTTCGCGGCTGTCAAATTTTGCCAATCACTCCAATTCGTCCCTATATCCTTTGAATAGCGGAACTTCTTCTGATAATACATATCGGCTGTTTCTCCGGATGTATTATCTATGAAACCGTATAACAAAACCAAACCCAAAACGGGTACATCGGTGCTGATATGAAGCACATCGCCATTCTCCGTTGTTTTATTCTCAATGATCATAAATACCTTCGTTTATTCCGTAAAGATAAAAAAAATAGGTATTAATATACAATATCGTGGAAAATATCATTTTGAAGGGGTCGGATTCTCCGCTATGAGGTGAGGTCCGTTATTACCCTTCATATTTTTAGGAGGTGTTGAATTTTTCTTCACCTCTCCAGGGTCTCCCAGGTAAACGGACTTTCCCATGGCGGCCTCGATCGCAACCATGTTGGCCACGTTTTTCATTATGATCTCTTTTTCAAAATCTTCCATGATAAATGTATTTATTCTGATTATCAGACATAAAGATACGACTTATAATTAAAAATAAAACGGAATCGTCTAGAAAAACAATGCACAATGTGTATCTCAAAGAAAAAATTCGTATTTTTATCCCGAGTTTCGAAACTTGAAGAACGTATTAGAAAGAAGTGCCATTACCGTCGAAATCGCCAAATTTTAGACAAATGTACACGGCACGAGGACTCACCATACAGGTGGGTCACTTGTTTGCGTGTACATGGGTGTTTGGCGATACCTGACGATAAGCGGACAGTGACCCACTTCTTTTTTTATTAACATCTCGAAGGTCACGGAGGTTAATGTTATAATCATGGGAAATGTTAAAGTAATGAAAAAGTCGACATCACAGGGGATACTGGGATTTACGATAGCCTTATCTGTTACATGGATCTTCATTACCCTTTATTTCGATGGTGTTTTCGGTGAAATTCCTGTTAACACTCAACAAACGATAAAACCGGGGCTTTACCGGGCAGAAATGATACGAATGGCTAATGTTAAAGACTCCATCCTCCAATGGTATTTACCGTTACAAATTGAGAAGGTGACCATGAGTGTGAACACTGAACGAGTCGTCTCAATCCGTTATTACGGGGATGGCGGATTAGAAACAGCGGCAGGGCAAATCAGGCTCGGTTATTTTCATTTTACCAGAGATGAACCTGTTTGGGGTACTATCGTAAGGGATTCAGTCTCAATTTCCATTATCGACAACACCGTGGTGATTAAAGATAAGAATAACAAACTTTTCGAAGGGATAAGCTCCTTAATCAGGAATAGTCGATCAGAGCATCCTGAAATTCACTATCCCGTCTACACCCTGAAACGTATGGGTAAATAAATGATCCCACATAAAATTGAAATTCGTATATTACTACGCCTTGGAGTTCTTCTTTTTATCAGGGTTGAACTCCAAGGCCTTTTTCATGATCCTGTCGAAATCGGAGAACTGCCTTTCCGTCATCTTCTCGCTCCTATCCATGTATTCTTGATAACCACGTGAGTTGGGGTTGTCATTGTCGGTGGCTTTGTCGACCAGTGCGGCCAACCCAACTTCCAAGAGATGGCCCGTCACCTCGTTGTTTTTCTCTTTGACGTTTTTATATATATCCATGATAACATCAATTAAATAACCTTCAAAATCATCCAACTTAACCAACACGCTTCTCTCCAGAACTTTCCCGGGTGATGATTCGAAGAGCGTTTCAACAAGTTGTTCCACGCCCTCTTTACCTAGCACCCTCGTTCCATCTTCCATCACCACGCAAGGGATGGTCACACCCTTGATGTTCACGATTCCTTTCTTTTCAAGCCGCTTGCCCATACACTAGTTCTTTATAGGTTATTCGATATTCTGACTTACAAAGAAACAAATTAAATCGATTCCCGTCACTCATTTCACGTAAATTATAACGGAAAACGAATTCATCCACGTACCGTTGAAGGTGTTTCTTTGACGTGAAATGATAGATACCGAATATACCCCGTTTCAGCAAGGACCAGAAACCCTCTATCGTGTTGGTGTAAGCCTTACCGTTAACGTACTCCCCGTTCTTGTGCTTGACGATGAAATGCTCGTACATCTTGTCAACCGTGTTGTAACCTAACCATTCATCCGTGTACAGGATCGCATCCTTCACCCTCTTCACTATTTCGGGGGTTATCACCCTCGCCGAGGTGTCCTGAACCGTTTTCGCGACCAGCTTGCCGTTTCTCTCGACCATCCCCAACACGGGTGCTTTATCTTTAACGCTACGCCCCTGTGAATTCCTGACCTTCTTGCTGGCGTGACGGTTCTTGTTCTTACCACCGACGTAAGTTTCATCAACCTCCACTTCCCCGTTCAACTCCCCCTCGTTCTCCATGCCGTAACAATTCCTGATCCGTTGAAGCATGAACCAAGCCGTTTTCTGGGTCACGCCCAGATCCCTCGCCAGCTGATAAGAAGAGATACCTTTCTTGTGGCTGGTTACCAACCATATGGCGACGAACCATTTCCTCAGTTTGACGTTTGAACTGCCGAACAGGGTACCCGTTCTCACGTTGAAACTCCTGTTCGTGTTCTTGCAATAATACAGGTGGTTCTTACCCTTGTAAACTTTCGAGGTCGGATCATACGGTGACACAACACCGTTCATCCAACGTAGTTCTTCCAAGTAAGTGATACATTTCTCTTCCGTGTCGAAAT